ATCCGGATTATTACAATGTGTACGCATTGGGAGAGTGGGGTGTTATTCGTACCGGTAGCGAGTTCTTCGGTTCGTTCAATCGTGGCAAACATTCCGGTGAACATAAGTATGTTCCGGACTTACCTATTCATATATCAGTCGATAACAACGTCCTTCCATATATCAGCGTATCATATTGGCAGGTCGATTTCACAACTGGTACCAAGGTTTGGCAATTCCATGAAACGTGCGCTGAAAGCCCCAACAATACAGTTAAGAAGGCCTCTAAGCTTGTTGCAAAGTATCTGAAATCTATCCAATATTCTGATAGGTTATATGTACATGGTGATGCTTCAACGAAAGCAGCAAACAGCATTGACGATGAAAAACGCTCTTGGATGGACTTATTCATAGACACATTACAAAAAGAAGGGTTCGAGATTGAAGATAAGGTAGGCAACAAGAATCCGAGTGTTGCCATGACCGGTGAGTTTATCAATGCTATTTTTGATTGTACTGTTCCTGGCATAGAGATATACATCGACGAATCATGTTCGGTATCTATCGAGGACTACATGGGTGTACAGAAGGATGCTAACGGTGCCATTCTTAAAACCAAGGTCAAGAATAAAACTACTTTGCAAACTTATGAGGAACATGGGCATTTATCCGATACATTCCGATATGTTGTAGTAGATTTATGCAATGAACAGTATATTGAGTTCAGTAACCGAAGAAAAAGGAACTTGTATGGAAATAAAGGAGTGTTTTCATTCTTTAATCCGGATAAGGAATATACATACGACAATAAAATTGTTTATTTCATTCCATATATCAATAGTAAGTTTATTCTCCTTCAGGTTTTCCAGTGTGGTAGTAAATGGCATTTGGTAGATGTTGCATTTAGGCAGCAGGAATCCATAGAGGATGTAAAAGAATCAATTGTAAGTCATGATGCGTCAAAATATGTAGCTGAATGTTCAAGTGCATTCTTCTCTATGATTAGAGAAATTAGAAAGGTTCTTCCAAGTGTCAAGGTATTGCCTGAGTATGCAGATGTTGACAGAAGGATAGCAGCTACATCTGACTTCATCAAGGAGAATATCTTATTATCGAGTAGTAAATTGGACGAATCAGATGAATATAGCTCTTTTTTATCTAATGTTTTGGATTATAATTTGGATAGTGAAGAGAAAGAGGGAAGTACTGCGTTAAGTGGTTTAGCATATTATCTAATAAAATTAGGCTCACATTGATATGTCTTGTAAGTCGTTGACAGATAGTGAGTAATACCCGTTTTTATTCTTACTCTAATTTCCAAGATTTTGCGATTTTGAGAAACCGTTTATTCTTCTACATATATTTGCCACAAACAGAATCAATATGGCATTTTTCGGATTGTTAAATAAGAAGAGTACTGATATATCGCAGCTTGTAGCCGAAGAGGTCGGCAAGCTACTGAACACGCTTCCTAAAAGACGTTTCAGGATAACAGAGGATTATTTTAGCCCCTATGTAGCTGATGCTAATTTTCTTACTTTATTCTGTACGGTAGGGGAAGTCTTTTTCCCTATTGATTATATCGCAAGCCGTATTGCTGGTGGAAAGTTCCTACTAAAGAAAGCTTCAGATGATTCAGTGGTATGGAATAATCAGCAATTTAATGAGATGTTGAGTAGGCCCAACTGCTTATCATCATTTCAGAGACTTGTATATATGCACTTCGTATATAAGTTAACTACAGGGAACAGCTATATTAAATGTGCTATACCAGGAGCTTTTCATCATCTTCGTACTCCGATATACAAGAAATGCCGGAATTACTGGGTATTACCACCTGATAAGGTAAATATTGTGCTAAAGAATAATATTCCTCTTTTTGGAGTTGCTGAAAAGGAGGATATTATAGACTATTATCAGCTTCAGTGTGGTATGAATTTCACTGAACAAATAGATCCATGTGTTATTTTTCACGATCAAGATGGAAATGCTGAATTCAATGGGAATTATTTTATAAAGGGGCATTCTATACTTAATTCAGTAAAAATGGCTATTGATAATCTTATTCCTGTATATAAGGCGAGAAATGTTATTTATGTAAAACGGGGTGCTCTTGGTTTTGTTGTTTCTGCGATGAAAGATGAAACAGGAACGTTGGCCATGCAACCAGAAGAGAAAAAGGAGCTTCTGGAAGAATATAATAATAACTATGGTGTAGACGGTACCAAGTTCCCTTATGCTGTAAGTAGCATCCCTATTGATTTCATCCGTACAAGCCTAAGTATTCAAGAGTTGCAGCCATTCGAGGAAACTTTAAATGATGCTATTATGATCGCCGGAGCTTTAGGAGTACCTTCTGTTCTTGTTCCTCGTAAAGACCAAAGTACATTTTCAAATCAAAAAACGGCAGAGAAAACGGTATATACTTCTAAAGTTATACCAATGGCAAAACGATTCTGTGAGGAAATAACACAGATGTTTGGCTACGACCGTGATGGCTATTATATAGATGTTGATTACAGTCATGTTGACTGTCTGCAGGAAGGTCAGAAAGAAAAGGAAGAAGTTAGTACAATTGTTTCTGAACGTGCCATGACAGAGTTTATGAATGGTGTTATAACCTTGAATGATTACAGGGCACGTATTGAAGAATGTAAAATCGAGATTCCTTTATTTGACAAGCTACTTTATGAGATGTCAAATGAGGAACGCGAGATAGTAAAATCAATTATTAGTATAACTAAAAAAGAAAGTAACAATGGACAAAGAGTTGAAAAGCCTTCAACTGAAAACGAAGGCAAATGATGTTGATGAAGAGAAGGGGATTGTTACGATTGCCGTAAATGGAATCGGTGTTGAAGATTCACAGAAAGAAACATCTGCGAGTGGTTCGTTTAATAAAACGATTAATGAGTTTTTCTTGAAGCGTGGAAAGCATTTGCTTGACCATGATAAAACGAAACTTATAGGTTGCCCTATTGAAGCGAAAGAAGAAAACTATAATCTTGTGGTTGTATCCAAAATGAATCTAAACAAACAGATAGCAAAAGAAACTTTTGAGGACTATAAGTTATACGCTGAATGTGGGAAAACACTTGAGCACTCGATAGGAGTAAAGGCTATTCGAAGAGACAAGGATAATCCCGGTCTTGTTTTGGAATGGTTTTTAGGCGAGGTTTCAACTTTGCAGGCATGGGGAGCTAATCCTCAAACTTTCTTAGTTGGTATCAAGAGTGATGATTCCCTTGATACACAGCGTTCCAAATTAACGGCTTCTTTAGAGTTGATTCAGAAAGCATTAACAATGCGCTATTCAGATGAGCGCTTAAATGATTTGGATATGAAGTTAGGATTAATAACAAAAGCTCTTACAGGTGAATCTACTATGGTCACTTGTCCGGAGTGTGGGCATAGTTTCGATTATGACCAACAGGCTGAATGTACATTCAGTAACCAGGTACTTGATTTGGCTGCCATGTATCAACGTTGGATAGTTGAAGGTGTAGTAAGAGAGGAAATGGATAAATTAAAACCTGAAATTCGTACTCAGGTACTTGCTGTTCTTGATGCTCATAAAAGTATGAAGGACGATTTACAAGTAAAAAGCATTGAGGATATTGTCAGTTATGTACGTTGTCCTCATTGCTGGAGTAGAGTCTATAGAACTATGATTGCTAAAGTTGCAGATACCAAATCTGAAGATCCTGTTGCGCCGTCGAACGACACCCAACAGGGAGTTAAGGAAGAGGGAAAAGAGAAGCACGAAACGAATCTCTCACTTGCTGCAAAAATTGGCTCATTATTATAAAATCAATTTAACCTATTGTAAAATGAAAAATTTTATTAAAACTGTAATGGGATATAAATCCCTTTTGTTATTCGCTGTCATTGCGATTGTTGGTATTGTTCTGTATTTCTTTTGTGGAGATTCTACATTAGGAGTACTTGTTGCTACTCCTATTCCTTTGATTAGCTTTGCTAAGAATGAAAAAGATTTGACCGATGAGGAAAAATCTTTGCTTGGTACAATCCAATTAAAGTGTAAAGAGGTTTGCGATGAATTTGTAGGTGGTTTGATGGATAAGGCTGCAATAGAAGCCAAGTTTAAAGAGATTTCAGACAGTCTTGCTGATACCTTAAAAGGATTACCCAACTTCGATAAAATACAGGAATCGTATAGAGAGCAATCGGAAAAGGTTACTGCTTTAGCAGAAGCATTTGATAAAATCAAAGAGAATGGTGGTATCCTCACTTCTGTTAATGCTGTTGAGAAGGCTGTTGGAGATTTCCTCGATACCCCTGCTTGCCAAGGATATTTCAGCGGTCGTGAAAAATCTTCTGGTAGTCTTAATCTTGATTTGAAAGGCTTGGTTTCTGTTTCGAATAGTTCTAATACTCCGTTAAGTAATAACCGTTCAACTGGGCGTGTTGTAACGGCAATTCATGAACAGAAATTAAACCTTCGTGATTTGATGCTCGTAGAAACTGGCGATCCTGCTGCATTGTCTATTTCTTACGAACAGGTCTATGATTTCGACCGTAATGCAACAGTAGTATCTGAAAATGGTATGCTTTCAGAATCTTCTTTGAAGTTTAAGGAAGAGTTTACGAACGTAAGACGTGTCGGTACCCATATGAATCTTTCAAAGAGATTGTTGAAAGCAAAGAGTTATGTCGTGTCATTCATTCTTAACCGCCTTCCATTGTGGGTTAAAACGGCAGAAAACTTCCAAATCCTGTTCGGTGATGGCTCCGGTGATAACTTGAAGGGTATTACCACTTACGAAGGAGTTGAATGTGTGTCTAAGTTCATCAGTGGCACATATACTACTATTGCTGCCGGTGCTATCGAATCTATTGAGAAAACGACTAATGGTAGAGCTGTAATCGTTCTTGCTGCTGCAAATGATAAGATCATTGATAATATGAAAGTGACGTTTGCCGGTGCTACTGTTGAGACTGGTTTGAACGATACTTTCACGATCCATAAAATGAATGATCGTAAGTTTGCAATTGATTTCGATTATCAAGGTACCGAAGAATCTATCAATAAGATTACCGGTACTGTGAAGAGTGGTATGTTTGGTTCTGTCGAAGATCCTAACTACAAGGATGCTGCAAATGCAATTTTTGCTGTATTGAACTTCGGTCAGTATTACCCTAATGCTTTTGTATTGCATCCGTCTACAGTGTTCACTATTTCAACTGCAAAAGATACTACCGGCAGAGAATTGAACCTTATCACAGAGACGAATGGCCAGAAGTCAATTGCCGGTATCCCTATTATAGAATGTAACTCAATGGGAGTTGGTAAGTACTTTGCTGGGGATATGGTGAACGGATGTTCATTGATTGATTACACAGCACTTTCTATTGAGTTTGCCGACGATGTTAACACCAAATTGAAGAACATGACTACTGTCATGATTCAAGAAGAGGTGATGATGCCTGTTTATATGCCTTGGGCTTTCGCTTATGGTGATTTGGACGATGTATTGAATGCAATCAAGAAAGCATAAAGTTATGGAGAGGTACATTATAACAGGGCAAGATAAAGAGTTGGAGCGCGTACTTCGTGAGCAACGTATTCGTGTGAATAGGGGGTTGATAACAATCACCCCCATTTCCGAATGCGGACTTGTAACAGAGGAAGATGCCCAAAAGACATTGGAATGTATGCTCGCAGAGGAAGATGCGAAAATCGGTGAACTTACTGAATCCATTACGGAGAAAGATAAAGCTATTGTTGAACTGACAGATGAACGTGATACAATGAAAGCTCGTATTGCAGAACTTGAAGCCCTGATTCCTTCTGATAACAAGAATCTTCCGGCTGCCGATTCAAAAGAATTGCCTGCTGGAGATGCTAAGGAAGTAACTGTTGTTGATGATAAAACCGTTTCCGTGGAAGATGAAAAGAAAACCGGAAAGGGTAAGGCTTCTAAATAACTATTGCCATGTTGATTGATGTTTCATATTTTACGTCAGGTCCCAGGCATATTGAGAATGCTTCGGTCGCTGAAATGCCTTCGCCCCAGTCTCTTGCAGTAAATGAGGTGATAAACGGGTATATCAAGGCATTTCAGACCGAATATCTTCATACTGCTGTCGGTTTTAGTCTTTCACAAGCTATTACTGATTATTTGGAGATCGTAGAACAGGAAAAAGAGGATTCTTCAGATGAGGTTGATATCTTGGAAAAAGATGAACCTCAATCCGGATATGCACTTTTATGTGAAAAGCTAAGTGAACCGTTCGCCGATTATGTGTTCTTTCACATTTTACGTGATATGAATACACAGGCTACTATCACTGGTCTTGTAAGATTGAAATGTGCTAACGAGTATATATCTCCGATTAAGAGACAGGTTAGTGTCTGGAACAGCATGGTGAAGAAGAACCGACTCTTTGTAGAATGGGCGATGTCCGATGATTGTCCTTTCACCGGTTTGAAGATTCAAAAGAACCTATTAACTCCCATTAATGCTTTCAATTTATGATGGAATTGGATATAACAGAACTGTTTGAGGAAATAGTGGAAAAACTTCCGGAGAATCTTGAAATCCTTTATCCTGATGGAAAAGATGGTACGAAGGTCATTAAGTCTCCCAAACTGAATTATATCTTCGGCAGCGGACAATATATCAAGGATGTTTTAGATGAGTATAGTAAAGCGCCCAGTCAATCGGATAGTAAGTTCCCACTAATTGCTTTATTTACCCCAATAAATGAAGATAGGAGTGATCCGGACTACTATTCTAAAGCGAAGGTTTCGTTAATCATAGCTTGTTCTTCAAGTAGAGAATGGAGTAATGAGAAACGTAGAACTACTTCTTTCAAGAATATTCTTCGTCCGATTTATCACTGCTTATTAGAGAGCCTTGTTGAAGATAACCGCTTTAGCTGGAATTTTGATGATAAAGTGAAACATAGTTATTCAGAGAATTATAGTTATGGCAGATACGGAGCCTATACAGATACCGGTGAGGCAGTGAGCGAGCCTATTGACGCCATAAACATACGCTCGATGGAGATTATAATTAAAATACCTAATTGTAGAAGAAAATGAGAAAGATTAGAACATGCAAAGGTTCCCGTTTTAACACTGGTGGATCTGCTTGTAAAATTGATTGGGAAAAGGTAAAAGGTTCAATAATGGTTGAACATGGAGTGAAGCTCCCTGCTGATATTACCGGTGATAAGTTAGCAGAATTATGTCATGCGGATCATCCCGGGCGGATTTATCCTATTTTCCCGCTTTTTGAGTATGCGAAGAACGGTGGTGAGCCGCAAGTGAACGCTCTTGGCTACGGTGGAAATCAGTATAATGGACTTAATGCCCAGACTGATACCTTTACTTTAGCCCGTTTTGATGAAGTCCTGAATGCGCAGCTGTTGAATAATGCAAATAAGGAATGGGATGTGTATTTCTGGAATAGAGATAATCATCTTATCGGTTATAATGACGGTACTGATATCCTTGCCGGCATTCCAATGTCTACTGTATATCCTACTGTCACACAGTATCCGACTAGTGGTGCGAAATCAACAATGACAGTAAGCTTTTGCCATGAAGATGCTGAAGACAGCCAGCTACATTTTGATTATGTACAGTTGGATTTCAATCCTAAAAACTTTGCAATAGGTTTGGTTGATGTTGTTTTTGAAAAGGCAGAAGCGGAAAATGCCTATAAAATTATTGAGAAGATTGGTGGCTACGATCGTACGGAAGAGTTCGGTACTCTTCTTGCTGATGGAGCTGCTGAAGCCCTCAACAACGTAACGTCTGCGACTTATGCGAATGGGGTTATTACTATTGTTCCTAAAGATGGGGCTACTCCTTCACTGAAAGCTCCTTCTGTATTGTTTGAAAAAGGTATTAAAGGTATCGAGCAAGCTGTATGAAGTTTGAAGGGGTAACATTTGTTGAAGATGCTGTGAAGTCTATGACTAAGCGGGCATTCATCAGACAGCATATAAATGTGCTGTGGAAAGATCGTAGTAAAGATGAAAGAAAACAATTGCTATCCGATGTCTACAGTATGATCAAGAAAAATAAGTAGTAACCTTTAGGCTGGGTTGTTTATACAGTCCAGCCTTTTTTATTATCACTATATGGCTGATTTCGACGAATTATATAGAGTTGTTCATTCCATCGCCTCTGGATTTAAGGAGGAATGCGTAAAGTGCATGGAAGAGCATAAGGATGTACTCGTAGATTGCATTCAGGAGCAAATGTATTCCGGACTGGATGGAACAGAACATTTATTGAATCCTGATTATGATAGTGATCCTTATTTTAATGAGACTGGTCCATGGCAGAATCAGGCAGAACGCTACAAGCATTGGAAAGAAAAGATAACTCCACCACTACGAGGTGAAATGCTCTATTTATCTCCTCGTCCGGTTGAGGTGCCTAACCTTTTCATTACTGGTACCTTCTATGACAGCATTTTCGCAGATCGCATTGATTCTGGGATTCGCTTTTTAACGAAAGGTTTTAAAGGCGGCGCTTCCATCGAGAAGAAATATGGTGAGCAGATTTTAGGAATCGGTGATACAGCAAAGGAGTATTTCAACATCATGTATCTTCATCCCTGGATGGAACGTTTCTTTTCAGAATGTGGATATCGTTGATATGGCCTGTGCGTGTGAAAATAGAAAATTGCAGAGCGAACTGGATCGTGTAAGTGAGCTTGCCAAGAAAGCGGCTGTTTTGGATAGCTGCATATATGTTGTTTATCAGAGGAAAGATGGCACCTATGCTTTTGATAAACTAGGAGTTGAGATAAAAGGTACAATTGTAGAATATAAACATTACCTGTGATATGGCAGATTTAAAATTGAAAGATTTCGTTGAAGATGGTGAGATTCAGAAGTTGATTGAGCTTGATAATACTATTGGTAAGGTAAGAGATACGTATAAAAATGCGGCTCTAGAACTTGCCAAAGGTTTAAAAATCAATGTGGATGGGATGGCTGACCTTGAAAAGTTGGGAAATCTCTACAATACACAGGCAAAGGTTGCTAGTTCCGCATCCGCTGAACTAACTGAGGCCCTTAGAAAACAATCAGAAATTACGCAGACTGTTTCAAAGAGGATAGAAGAAAAACTAAACTCAGAGAAACTATCTGCTACTGAACTAAAGAAACTGACCAAGGCAAGCTCGGATAATGCTGTGTCCTTGGAAAAGTCTGCTAAAGCGGAAGCTAACTTGACAAAAGCGCAGAATGCCGGTAATACTACTCGTAAGAAAGCTGTTCTATCGGAAGAAGAACGATTAAAGATTATCCG